GTTTCCCAGTCACGATCAACAGGGGGGCAACCCCGAAGACGGCAGAAAGACCGATATCAAGACTGACGAGACTTTGTTGGAAGATCCACGTTACCAGACAGTTTATGATTTTATTCTTGCAGAAGAAGGCTATGCACCTATAGGAAAGAAAGACAGAGATGCGTTCAGGGCTGGCTATGGCAGTGATACCATAACGCACGAAGACGGAAGTTATAGTGACGTAACAGAGGGTATGGAGTATTCTACAGACGCTGCCGAGAGAGACTTTGCCAGAAGGCTGAGTGGTGAGTTTTTGCCTAGAGTCAGACATTCAGTGGGTAAAGAGGTATTTGATAGCTTGGACGCAAATCTTCTGGCTATCTTAACTTCATTAACCTACAACTACGGACACATTAAAGCAGAAGTGCTAAATGCACTGAAGACTGGAGACAGGGAAGACGTTGCTCTAGCCATTCAAGGTCTAAATCCAGAAGATACCACACTTGTTTCTCGTAGGCAGAGAGAGGGTGAGTTTCTTCGCTTACCATTTACAGACTTGTTTACACCATCAGCAGAGGACCAAGGATGGGAAGGCGTTCCACATAAGCTCCCTGAAGATGTTGTGTCAGATCGGCCTATGTCAGGATTACTGGCAAGCATTCTTCCAGTAGAAGGTATTCCAGTGATGGGTCAGTCAGTAGAAGGAACACGCATGGGCAACTTGAATGAGGTTAGAGGATTATTGGGCAATAAATAACTAATGGATTTCTCCACCTCGATTGCGAAGTTTCGCAAAGACCCCACGCTATTTGTTACGAATATCCTTAATGCCGATCCCGATGAATGGCAATCTGAAGTGATGGCTGCTGTCGCTAATGGTGATCGTGGTATCTCGATTCGGTCTGGTCATGGAGTTGGTAAGACCTCTTGCTTGTCCTGGTTAGCACTATGGTGGATTTCCTCACATCATAATGCAAAGGTTGTGATTACTGCTCCGACATCTGCACAGCTACACGATGCATTACTTCCAGAAGCAAAGGCATGGCTCAAGCAATCACCTGAAGGCTTTAGGGATATGTTTATTATTAGGGCCGACAGAATAGAACTGGCTGCTGATCCAGAGCGTAATTTTATATCTGCTAGAACATCGAGAGCTGAACAGCCTGACGCATTGCAAGGTGTACACGCTGAACACGTTTTGCTGATATGTGATGAGGCGAGTGGTGTACCCGAATCTGTGTATGAAGCTGCTGGTGGTAGCATGAGTGCATTACACGCTTCAATGGTACTGGCTGGAAACCCTGTCAGAAGTTCTGGATATTTCTATGATACGTTTCACAAGTTATCTGATCGTTGGTCTACATTCCATGTATCATGTGAGAAAACACCAAGAGTCTCAAAAGAATATGTAGATGAATGTAAGCTGCGATATGGTGAAGAATCGAATACATATCGTGTGCGTGTACTTGGAGAATTTCCAAGAGGCGATGATGACACAGTAATTAGCATGGATCTCACCGAGAATGCTATCAATCGAGATGTGATGCCGACTCAGTACAGCCCGACTGCTTGGGGCGTTGACGTAGCACGATTTGGGTCGGATGCTTCTGCCCTATGTAAGCGAAAAGGTAATGCTGTTACAGAACCGATTAGACTCTGGCGTGGCTTGGATACTATGCAGCTCACGGGTGCGATTAAAGCAGAATATGATACGGCAACTGAGAAACCTGAAGAGATATTCGTAGATGCAATCGGACTCGGTGCTGGTGTGGCCGACAGGCTCAGAGAGCTTGGCTTACCAGCTTATGCAATCAATGTGTCAGAGAGTCCTGCAATGGGTGATACTTATTTGAACCTTCGGGCAGAATTGTGGTATAAGGCTAAAGGTTGGTTAGAAGGGCGTGATGTACGGCTACCCAAAGATGATCGCTTGAAGGCTGAACTAACAACATTGCGATATACCTACACATCTAGCGGCAAGGTGAAGATAGAATCTAAACAAGACTTGAAGAAGCGTGGTGTTGCCAGTCCCGATGCTGCGGATGCGTTTGTGTTGACCTTTGCGTCCGATGCTGGTACTGCTATAGGGGGTAGATCTGGCAGAAGGATGGGCAAACTAAAAAGAGATTTAGCAGGAATCGTCTAGGGGGTTACGGCTATTATTGGCGTGGTAGCCTGACTTAAATAAACAAAGGTGTCTCCCTCCAACACGGGTGTTGCCCCTAGACTCACCACACAACAGATTAGAAGAAGACCGCTCTGCGGTCCGTTCCGCGGTCTTTGGGGGTTTCTCTTCGCCGAGCTTGCCCTCAAAGGCCGTTACTGTTGAACATTAGAAGAAATAAGAGTAAGTTCGGAAAGCTAACTTTTAACAGAGTGGTATAATTTGGCGTATATAGACGAAGCCGAAACCGAAGCTGGTATAGGCATGACAGAGGATGAACTGCAAACTGTAGTTCGCCAGTACATCGAAGACGCTATCCGATTCATTGATGATGATATCAGTCCACTTAGGGCGGAGTCTACTCGCTACTACAACGGTGAGCCGTTCGGTAATGAGGTAGATGGGCGTAGCCAGGTAGTCAGCAGGGATGTCCGTGATAGTGTACAAGCCATGCTTCCATCATTGATGCGAGTATTTTTTGGTGCAGAGAACATGGTGGAGTTTGTACCGAGAGGCCCAGAAGATGTAGCAACAGCAGAACAAGCTACAGATTATGTCAATTATATCCTTCGTGAAGATAATGACTCAGTGGGAATATTTTATAGCGTATTTAAGGATGCACTGGTAAATAAGGGCGGTATTGTTAAATGGTCATGGGATGATTCAGTCGAAGTTCATACTTATAACTTTGAAGGACTGAATGAGGCAACACTGGGATTATTACTAGAGGAAGAAGGTGTTGAGGCAGTCTCAGTAGAAGGAGTCCCAGACCCGAAAGTACCCCCAGAACAAGTTGAGATGATGGCAGCACAGGGCATGGAACCACCTATGCTCTATGACGTAGAAATTAAACGTCAACGACATAGGGATCGTGTTCGTGTTGAGACTATGCCACCTGAAGAATTTTTTGTAGACTCGGCTGCTACTAGCCTCGATGATGCGATGGTGGTCGGACATAGAACGATGTCCACAGTCAGCGACTTGGTAGCTATGGGCTATGACAAGGATATGCTAGATGAGCATCTGTCTGATGAAGTAGCGTTTACCGATAACGATGAATACTGGGCTAGATATCCAGATCGCACAGTTCCTGGACCACTGTCATCATATAACCAACGCAGAGTATTGTATGTCGAAGCGTACTGCTATGTAGATTATGACGGAGATGGTCTAGCCGAACTCAGGCGTGTATGTACAGTCGGTTCAGGATACCATGTGGTAAACAATGAACCTATTAGTAGCATTCCATTCGCTGTATTTGCTTGTGATCCAGAGCCTCATGTATTCTTCGGTTCTGATGTTGCAGATATGACTAAGGACATTCAGCGTGTGAAATCAGCAGTGCTTAGAGGTATGCTTGATAGCTTATCATTCGCATTATATCCACGCACTGGAATTGTCGAAGGCCAGGTCGATATTGACGATGTGCTGAACCCAGAAGTTGGTTCGATCATTAGAATGAGAGCGCCAGGGATGGTCCAGCAGTTGAATGTTCCATTCCTTGGCAGAGAAGCATTCCCAATGATGGAATACCTCGATCAGATGAAATCATCGAGAACTGGACAGAGTGGTGCATCACAGGGGCTTGATCCAGATGTGCTTCAGTCCACAACGAGAGCAGCAGTTAGTGCTACAATGAAAGGTGCAGAACAACGCTTAGAAATGATTGCTCGCTTGTTTGCAGAGACAGGATTCAAACCATTGTTCAAAGGCTTGCTACGACTCATTATTGAACATCAAGATCAGGAACGAATGGTTAGACTTCGCAATAATTGGACTCCTATAGATCCTAGAGTTTGGGATTCTACTATGGATGTTTCCACGAATGTCGGATTAGGTTCAGGCATGACCGATGAGCGTTTAGCTGCATTAACTCAGATCGCTGGTAGACAACAAGAAATCATGCAACAGATGGGTCCAAATAACCCATTAGTAGGACTCGGACAAATACGTCATACATTGGCTAAAATGTTAGAGATAAGTGGGTTCAAAGATTCAAATCAGTTCTTTAATCCGATACCTCCAGATTATCAGCCACCACCACCACCACCACCTAAACCAACCCCAGAAGAACAGTTGGCACAGGTGCAGATGGCTGATATCCAAGCTCGTACTGCTATCGACCAGGAAAAATTACAACTTGACGCTGCGAAAGCTCAAATGCTTAACGAGCGTGAAACCACAAGAATAGCTGGCGATTTAGCATTACGAGAGAAGAAGTTTGAAGATGATGTCGATCTTGAAATTGTTAGAGGAGCGATAAAGGAAGAAACACAAGGTGAATGAGCTGTCGGCAGAGCAGAAAGGTCTTAGGGCGAAAGAGATCCTTGAAGATCCAGTATTTGTCGAGGTCTTAAAAAAGACCAGAGAGAATATAGTTGCACAATGGACGCTAACAGACTTAAATGCAGTAGGCGTTAGAGAAAATTTATATATGCAAGGCAAAGGCCTTGATGAGATCGTGCGAGGACTCCGCACCCTGGTAGGTGATTGGGCTATGGAGCAATCTCGTAATGTTTCAAAATCTAAAAGAGGAAGGAAATCGTGAGCGAAACTACAACCACCAACCCAGTAGGGACCGAAAGTTCCGAAGGGAGTGGACGTAGGCGTAATCCTGGGGAGATTCAGGATGCACTTACCACAATGCTCAGAGGAGAATACGCAGAACCTCAAGAAGAGGAACAGCACTCTGACTCCGAGCTAGAAGATGGCATCGAAGAAGATGGCATCGAAGCTGAGTCCTATGAAGACTCAGAAGAAGTAGATGAGATAGTCGAGGAAACTGATGATGAATATTCTGAAAGTGATACTGCATCCTACCGAGTAATTATAGACGGCAAAGAGATGCAAGTCCCACTTGACGAACTCATATCTGGTTACCAACGGGGATCGTCATTTACACGGAAGAGTCAGGTATTAGCTGAAGAACGTAAAACCTTTGAGGCTAATACAGTGGCTGTTCAGCAGGAGCGAGAGTCGTATGCGACTGTGCTTCAGCAACTTCGACAGCAAATGGATTCTGCATCGCAGCCGAATGTTGATTGGGACCGCTTGGAAAGGGAGAACCCCGTTCAATGGCTAAAGCTCAAAGAACTTGAGCGAGATCGGCAAGCACAGGTCCACGCAGTGCAGGAAGAGCAAGTTCGTATGCATCAACTTTTAGAACAGCAAAATTCTGAAAGAATGCAAGGACAACTTGAATCAGAACGTGCCTTGGTGTTGAAGAAAATCCCTGAATGGTCCGATAATGAAGTTCAAGGCCATGAGCAAAGAGAGTTGTTGCAATTTGGTTTATCACTGGGTTTTAGTGAGGGTGAACTAAATAATATCTACGATCACAGAGCCTTAATAGCTTTGCGTGATGCGTGGAAATACAACCAGCTTGTAAATGGCAAGAAGGTCAAGTCGGCCAAATCTAAAATCAAAAACGCAAAATCTGGTGGCAAACAAATGAGCCGACAGATGCGTGGCCGTAAAGCAAAAGCCCAAAGAGCGAAGCTGAGAGAAACTGGTAAAGTTAAAGATGCTGCGTCTTTATTGGGTGCAATGCTCACGGAATAACTATAAGGAAATAGAACAGTACAATGGCAAATCCATTAGCTAATACGTTTCAGACTTATGCAGCCAAAGGAATCAAGGAAGATCTTTCTGATTTGATTGCTGATATAAGTCCAACCCAGACTCCATTCCAGAGTAATATCGGAACTAGAGATGCTGAAAATACCTACTTTGAGTGGCAGACAGACTCTTTGGCAACAGCATCTGCAACGCCCGTAATGGAAGGTAATGATGTAGGAGAAGCTGGGTATACGGCAGTAACTGCAACTATGGATCGTGACTGGGAAAC